TTGGCGGCGTAGAAACGCTTTTCAAGTCCTCTGCCGACACCGTGATGCAGTACGCCGCGAACGCATACCAGACGGCGGGCATGAGCGCTAACGAGTACATGACTACGGTGACGGCGTTTTCTGCGTCGCTTCTGCAATCGATGGGCGGCGACACGGACGCGGCAGCGGAAAAGGCGAATCTGGCCATCACCGACATGAGCGACAACGCCAATAAGATGGGCACGGACATGCAGTCCATCCAGAACGCCTATCAGGGGTTTGCTAAGCAGAACTATACCATGCTTGATAACCTGAAGCTGGGCTATGGCGGCACGAAGGAGGAAATGCAGCGGCTGATCGACGATGCCAACGCCTTAAATGCCGCGCAGGGGAACTACACCAACTATACTATTGACAGCTACGCGGACATCGTTGACGCTATCCATACCGTGCAGACGGAAATGGGCATCACGGGCACAACGCAGATGGAAGCCAGCACGACGATTCAAGGCTCTATTGCGTCGATGAAAGCGGCGTATGAAAACTTTATCACGGGTCTCGGTGACGAAAACGCCGATATGGCGGAGCTAACTACAAACCTTTTGGGCAGCACCGTGACGGTGGCGGAAAATCTCTTGCCGGTCGTTGAGAGGATCCTTGAAAACATCGGCGTTGTGGTGCAGGAAAAAGGCCCTGAAATGATTGAAAAATTCGTCGGCTATGCCGTCGAAAAACTGCCGCAGGTCATTGAGCTGGGCATGAAGATGGTGTTGGCGATCGTCAGCGGACTTGCCGCGAATTTGCCGCAAATCGTTCAGTCGGTGCTTGACATGATGGCAACCATTGCAAAGACCTTCGTTTCCTCGCTCCCTGACATCGTGGATGTGGGCAAGCAGATTGTGAAGGGTTTGTGGGAAGGTATCAAGGCAATGGGCAGCTGGATCAAAGAAAAAGTTTCTGGCTTCTTTGGCGGCATTGTGGATAACGTCAAAGGCGTTCTTGGTATTCATTCCCCGTCCCGCGTATTCGCTGGGATCGGTGAAAACATGGCGCTGGGTCTTGGCGAGGGCTGGGATGACGAATACGGCAATATCAAGCGAGGCATTACCTCTGGGCTGGACTTCGGTACGGCATCGGTAGGCTTTGCGGATTCCGGCATCGGCATTTCCAGCGCGGCTATTGTGAATGGGCTGGGCGAAGGGAAGCAATCCGGCGGATCATTTACGTTCAACCTGATGTTCCCTGACATGACCAAATTTGCATCCTATGTGTTTGACCCGCTGACCGGCTATGCGCAGGCAAACGGTACGCCAATTCTGAACCCCATTGCATGAGGTGAAACATGACGGAATTGATTTTAGACGCCAACGGCATGGCGGTGGCGCTGCCGGAGAGCCGTGATGGCGGATACAATGTGCAAAATATCTCCCTGTCGGTTGATGTACAGATGATCTCGGGGCGAACGGCACGGGAGCTGCGGGGAAATGTGTGGCAGGTGTCCTATCAATACGGATATTTTGATGCGGAAATGAAAAACAAGGTAATCGCGGCCTGTGAGAAGGGAACACGGGAACCGATTATCTGCGGTTTTTTGCCACAGGAATCCGATGGGGCGCTGCAATACTCCAGCTTTATCGTAACGTCTTTTACCCGGCCTAAGTTTATGTGGTCGCGGCGAAGCGGACGTGGAGAGGAGACCAAAGAGACCCCGTTGTGGGCAGACTTTACCGTGGAATTGCGGGAGGTGACGCCGCATGATTAAAAGTGGACAGGCATATCATGCGGCGATCACAGGCGACGCGCGGCGGGTGCTGCTACGGGCGGTCATTGACATCATCTCCCCGGACATCGTGTTTGGCGCCGGGGAGGTCTCCGGGCAGATTCCATGGAGCAAGCCGGAGCAACTCCACGATAAGGTTTTTGGAAATCCCACCAAGTACGCTACGTTAGAGCGTGACCGGTGGGCGCTGGATGGGACGTGGGACCTTCTCCCGGACGATCCCACTCAGACGGTGGGCCAGATGGGTTACATCGGCAACATGCTGTCTGGCGCGGACGGGACGTTTTCCACGCCGCCGTGGGTGGAGCTGCAATTCTCCGGCGTGTCTGTCTTGCAGGCATGCTCCGTATATTTCCCAGGCAATGACTATGACGGGCTTCCGGAGGATTTCGCGGTGGAGGTCAAGCAGGGCGGTACGGCGTACCACACGCGGACTTACACCGGCAACACGGCATCCTCCGTATCGCTGGAGGGCTTCACGGTCAACAACCCTGACGCCATCCGGGTGACGGTGACAAAATGGTCGCGGCCCAGCAGGCGGATGCGGTTGGTAGAGATCGTCCCCGGCGTGTATGAGAACTGGGACGGCGGGATGATCGCCGAGTTCAGCGTCAAGCAGCAGGGCAATGTGGCGGCCACAGCGCTGCCGTATGGCACGTGCACCCTCAAGATCGACAACCTTTCCCGGCGGTTTGAGCCGCGCAGCAAAAACGGCATTTTCCAGTCCATCGAGGAGCGGCAGGGGATTGACGTCTCTTTGGGTGTCCGGCTGGCGGACGGCACGGACGAGTACAAGCGGCTGGGGATTTTCTACCAGTATTCCGGCGGGTGGAAAACCGGCGACAACGGCCTAACGATGCAGTGGAATCTGGTGGACATCATCGGCCTGCTGGCAAACCGGGAATTTCTGGCCCCCGCCACGCTGCCCACGACGCTGGGCGGGTGGATCGGCGCTCTGGCGGCGCAGCTGGGCGTCAACTTTAAGAGCCGCTGGCACGTGGATCCCAACTACACGGCGCTGCCGGTGACGGTGCGGGTGGCGGAGGACCTGCAAGGCAAAAAGTGCGGGGATATCCTCCGCTGGGTGTGCCAGGCCACGGGAACATGGCCCAGGGCGGACGCATCCACTGGAGACCTGACCGCCGAGCCGCTGTGGAGCGAGGGCAACAAGGTGACACTGGACAACCTCAACAGCTACCCAACCATGAAGGCAAACGGAGACGTGGCGGCGCTGATCTTCACCCTCAACGATGGGGCGGACACGAAATACATCGTGTCCGGTAACGCCACATCGTCCAGCGAGACGGTGAGCATCGACAACCCGTTTATCAAGACCGAGGCGCAGGCGTTGGCGGCGGCGCGGCTGATCCTCGCCACCTACGGCGGAAACGTGCTGGATCTGACAGGCCGGGGCGATCCGTCCTCCGAAATCGGAGATGTGGAGACGGTGTGGCTGGACGAGAGTCAGGCCACCACGGCGCGGCTGACCATGCAGACGTTCCAGTTTTCGGACGGCGTCATGCAGGGTTGCCAGAGCCAGCTGCTACAGGCGGACGGCAGCTTTTTGTATCAGGGGCGCGAGGTCATCACCACCCCCGGCACATGGAAGGCACCGGCGGGAAAGAAATCTCTGCGGGTCATCCTCGTGGGAAAGGGCGGCGACGGCACCCGTGGCGCAGACGGCACGTGGGACGCTGCCGGTGCGGACGGCGTGGACGGTCTTGGCGGTCTGGTATGGGCCGGGACCATCAACATCAACGATGGCCAGGAGTTCCCGGTGGCCTTCGGGACGGACACCACCTTCGGCGCGTACTCCTCCGCCAAAGGCAAGCGCTACGATAACGGATACACGGACGTGGCCAGCGGCGACAGCTTCGCTCGGACGGGCGTGGCAAAGCCAGTGCCGGGAGCCGGAGACGGCGGTGCTGGCGGCAAGGGCGGCGAACAGGGGCGGCGGGAGGAAAAAACATGGACGGATGATGCGGGTGTATCACACAACTCATGGAAAGTCTATAGTTACCCAAAACCCGGTTTAAATGGCG